CGCAGCCGCGACCTAAGGCTCGATATGTGCAGGAGGTAGACAAACAGGATGATGGGGAAAACTTATAAACATATGAAGGGGGAGGAAATGTTGGATAAACTTGTTGAGAAGCAAGTATTGCCTAAAAAGAAGAAATAATGTGCTATATTGAAAATGTATGGCAGATGAAAAACTGAAAAAATCTACTCCTAAAAAGCGCGTGACGAAAAGTAAGAATCTAGGAGGTGCAAGGCCTGGGGCTGGAAGAAAGAAGGGAGGGATGAACGCTAAAACTAAGGAGGCTAAGATTGTTGAAGAAGAACTTCGCAATCGTGTTTTGAAGCATGCAAACAAAATCCTCAACGCTCATTTGAATGTAGCTCTTGGTGCAACATACATGTACCGAATTGATGAAACTGAAGACAGCAAAGGAAGAAAGATCCGAAAGCATGTTCTTGTTACTGATCCAGACGAGATCCAGGCGGTGCTTGATGATACTGATGGTATTGGAACATCAGGTGATGACTATTACTACATCACAACCGACAAGCCCGACATCCGAGCTATTGATTCTCTGTTTGATAGAACCTTTGGTAAACCTGCTTCAAAGGTTGAACTTGACGCAAACATTATCAGTGAAACGCAACTAGACGATGAGCAAATCTCAACAATTGCCGCCCGAATACTTGATGGTAAAGCAGCAAGCAAAGAATGATCTGATCTCATTCCAGATTGCGACTAATGATAAGTATGAAGCTAATTGGCATCATGACCTTGTAGCCAGGGAGCTTCAGCATATTGAGGCATTTGGGGATAGAGATTATAAGATCTTGATCATCGATGAACCTCCTCGACATGGGAAGAGTCAGCAGATCTCTATTGACTATCCAGCGTGGTACCTTGGCCGGAATCCTGATGCAGAGATTATCACCTCATCATACTCAGGTGATCTTGCTATAGACTTTGGTACAAAAACTCGAGAGAAGGTAAATAGTGACATCTACAAATTCATCTTTCCTGGAGTGCGCCTAAAGGCGGATGAAAAATCAAAAGGGAAGTGGAGGATCGAACAAAAGAAAGGAGACTCATGGGAATCAGGAGGATCCTATACTTCAGTTGGAGTTGGAGGACCTATCACCGGGCGAGGTGCGAGAGTGTTTATTATCGATGACCCTTTGAAGAACCGAGAGGAGGCAGAATCAGAAGTGGTACGAAAGAAGTTGTGGCAATGGTTTACTTCTACTGCATTCACTCGACTCGAACCGAATGGTGTGATGGTAGTTATGCACACACGTTGGCACAATGGTGATCTAGTAGGAATGATCAAAAGCCATCCTGAGTTTGCTGATCGTGTAAAGCACATTCACCTTCCTGCTATTGCCACTCAGAATGATGCATACCGGATGGAAGGTGATCCGTTGTGGTCTACACGTTTTAATATTGAGAAGCTGGAGGAGATAAAAAGATTGGTTGGTCCATACGATTGGTCCTCACTCTATCAGGGATCTCCGGTGCTAAATGAGAATCAGGAGTTCAAGCCTGAGTGGATACAGCACATTGATGGTGTGCAGTTGCTTAGTATGAATACGCGCAACTTCTTGACGGTTGATACGGCGATGAGCAAGAAGAGCACCGCAGACTACACGGGCTTTGTAGACAATCGAGTGAATCAAGAAAACTTTTGGCACGTAAAAGCGTGGCAAAGCAAGATCGGTCCAGAGGAACTTATTGATGCTCTATTTGCATTGCACGCTCAGAATCAGTACGAAGCTATTGGTATTGAAAAGACTACATATACAGAGGGACTGAAGCCATATCTGGATGCAGAGCAGCGCAAGCGAGGCAAGTTCTTGCCTATTGTTGAGCTAAGTCACCGGCAGACGGCAAAAGAGATTCGTATTCGTGGACTCATTCCACGCTATGCCGCTCGATCAATCTTCCACGTGAAAGGACAGTGTAACGATCTTGAAGAGCAGATGATGAGCTTCCCGGTAGGTACGCATGACGATGTGCTCGATGCACTTGCATATCAGTTGCAGCTTGCAGATACGACTGCAGCATCGATGGGTAATGTACAGGTTACGCTGCATGACTATAGTATTGATTAAAAATAATGTGATAGTATTGACACATGATCGGACAATCTCTAATTGATGATAAAGGGGAGCTGAAGGAGCAGTACAAAACCCTTTCTAAATCTAAGTATCAGCCTTCAGAGGAGGTGATGAAACTATTTGAAAAGGTGCAGACTGACTATCAGACTGCATACATGTTGCAGAACCGGAGTTTCAATGAGTTCGATGGATACTCATTGCTGCAGCGAGCTAAGATGGATCAGGAAACATTTAGTTCTTTTGTAGGAATTGAATATCTACCAGCGCATAAGAAGTGGCGATGGCGCGGAAGGCGAAACACTGCGCGTAATAAGTTGATCGGTATCCTTTCGCACATGTTGGCAGCAATGCTCTTTCCTGTTGTACGTGCTCAGGATGAAAGCGATGAGGAGGATAAGGGAGCAGCGCGAGCAATGGCAATTCTTGTTGAGGAATATCTACGCAAGGCAGACTATGAGATGAAGTTTATGTACATTGTGCTCTCAGCACTTGTAAATCCTGCTGTATTCGTGAATGTTGAATTTGTTGAAGCGTATCAGCGTATTAAAGTTAAAACAGATTCAGGAAAGTATGAGGTGGAGAAAGTGCTGGATGAATTTCTTTCAGGACTGAATCTAAACATCTTGCCTATTGATGAGGTAATGCTTGGAGACTTCTATACATTCGATATTCGTAGGCAACCGTTCATCCTCCGGGTACGAAGGATCTCATACGAGAAAGCTCGAAGTGTGTACGGTGACAACAAGAATTTTGAGTACGTACAACCAGGTATGACTCATGTGCTTATTAATGGTGAAGATGGAGAACAGCAGCTATTTGATGTGGACTGGACCGAAGCTGATTCTAATTTTGTACAAGAGATCACTGCATATTACTTGGCAGATGATATGGAGGTGAAGTTGGTTGGTGGAGTATTTATGGGTAATGAGGAGGATGTCTGGAATGGTAATCCATTCTCACACCGGAGAGCTACACTGCATAAAAATAAATGGGTGACTGTACCAGTATATCCATTTGCAAAAACTGGATTTGAGCCTATTGATCCTTCGTGTCGATTCGCATACTACAAGTCCGGAGCATTCAAGGAGTATTGGGATGATAAGGGAATCAACCAGATGGATCGTCTGATGATGGATGGATCGTATCTTGAGGTGATCAAGCCTATCTTTATTTCAGGTGCTGCAAAGATCGACAGCACTGTTGTTGTTCCAGGAGCTTCAGTTGCACTTCCAGCAGATGCGAGCGTGACTCCGTACAGTGTTGGATCGAATCTTGCTGCTGCATACAATGCGATCCGGGAACGAGAGAATGCATTGTCTGAGAGTACTCAGGACAAAATCATGCAAGGTAATGTTGAAAAGGGTGTTACTGCATATGCTACAAACAGAGCAGAAAAGAATGCGCGGATCTTCTTGGGAGTATTTGGTCTCATGCTTGCAAGTCTTGTTGAACAGATCGGAGAGCTGACTACTGATTGTGTTGTCGCAACTGCGACTGTTGGTGATGTTGATCTTACTACACCTGAATCAGTACGAATGAAGTTTAAAACTATTACTTCTCGATCTACTGAAAAGGGAAGAAGTATCACTCATAAGATTATCTTTACAGATAAGAACATGGGATACGACATGACAAAGGAGGAAATACGAAAGCGTGAATGGGAGCTATATAATAAAACTGGAAAGGAGAAAGGAGACCAGAGGATCTTCGAGGTAAATCCATATCTTTTTGCGCGAAGGAAGTACTTCATGTATGTGGATGCTGATCAGATCGTACAGAAGTCTATGGGTACTGATCGAGATCAGAGTATCCTTGCCTTCAATATACTTACTGATTCGCGTGTTGCTCCATTCACTGATCAAGAAGCTGTTGTCAATGACTTTGTTATTGATGAATTCTCAAATGGTAATCCTGATCGCTACAAGCGTAAAGGAAATCTACCTGATGAGCTACTGAATGGAATGATGGCTCAGGCTGGAACTAAGACAGGAGGAATGGAAGCAGTGGCAGAACCTGGAGCAGAGTTTATTGGATAAACGTACATATACGATGAAAAAGGTGCTAAAATAAAAAGCAAGATGCCACTGCATAAAAAAGTGGCATGTGGCTACAAGCCAAAAATTAAAAGTTAGTAATGAAAACTATGGATAACTACCCTTGGGCAGTAAATAAAGAGAAACTTGCGCGAGCTATCAAAGCTCTGCAGGATGAAGGAGCAAAGGTTACAGATGAGGCTGTACGAGAAAAGTACGTTGGATATGCTGGACTTGTTATTGATCAAGTAGAGGCAGAGCCAAAGGCTAAGAAGGAGGCTAAGAAGGAGAAGGAAGATAAAGAATAATGATCGTAAAACTCACAACTTGGTTACTGAAGCGCAGTAATTTATCAAAGAAAGATCGCATGCTATTAACAAATGCGATACTTGATAAATTGTATGCAATACCAACGCGTGATATTATTACTCTTAACGAAGAAGGAAGGCTTCTCGTTAATAATGTTCCTTTAGATCACGAAAAAACTATCCAGCTCCGCGATAGTGCTCGCGCTGCTCTGAACTCGCAGGTGCGCAATCTTGTAAAATCACAAGTTGCATACAAGGCGGTGACAATGGGTGTGCATAAATCAAAAGATATAGATGAGCTATATTTTGCGAAAGCGGCAATATGGTGGGGACAGCAGGAGGATGATCTCCTCAAGCTGCTTGCTGGGCAGGAAGATTTGGAACAATAAACGGGAACTACCCCCTAGGTAGATTACTTATAAGGCACCGTTTGCCATAAAAACGACTATGAATGAAGAAAAAAATCCAGATATAAAGAACGAGGAAGCAGATGCACCTGGAGCAGATGCACCAAAGGATGAAGATAATTCATCTGCACCTTCACAAAATGAAGATCCTATTGATGCAGAACTCAAAAGGAACGAAAGTAATACTCAGAAACGATCTAAGAAAGACAAGCTCCTATATACAAAAAAGCGTGTAGAGGAACAACTTGCCGAACTTGGTGTCGAGGATGAGGATACTGACGATGATGCTGATGATGCTGCACCTCTTACGCGTGGAGACTTGAAAAAGTTTAACGTGGAGAGCGCACGCAAGAAGTCAGTTGATATTGCCAGCAGTATCCAGGATGAGAAGGAGCGAAAGCTCACTCTTCAGTACTTGGAACGAATCGTACCTTCAGGTGATGCAGAAGAAGATGTACGCCTTGCGCGACTTGCGGTGAACTCAGTACGAAATGGGATGGTAATTGAGGAGATTGCTCGTAAAGAAGCAATCAAGATCAACCAGCACGATAGTGCTCCCGGTAATCCGGCACCATCTCCAGAAGGAGTATTTGAGCCATCACCACAAGAAGCATCGCTCATGCGACCTCCGTTTAATCTTACAAAAGAAGATATTCTAAAGGCTCGCGGAGAATAGGTAACTCATTGTGAAGGATTACTACTTAATCCTAAAACGCAATGAAAACTTTCAGTGTTGTAAACCCACTTGATGCGGTGTCTAGTACACGCAGAATTGTGGAATCAGGAGGTGCAGCGACAATTGCTCGCGGTACTCCTACAAAGCAGGGAAGTAACGGAGCCGTAGCCATCATGGCAGACGGTGAAGGTACTACTTCAGAGCGATTTACAGGTCTTGCTAAAAGCGTATCAACTGATACAGCTTCAGCAAACGGAATTGTATATACAATCAATCCGCTACCTGGAATCGTATACAAGGGAAGTCCAAAAGTAGCAGGAGCAGCCGATACACAGGCTGAGATTGACGCGCTTCAAGGTAAGCGTGTAGTTTTCGATCTTACTTCTACAACCTGGACAATTGATTCAGCAGCAGCCGATGGAGCCACAAACACAGTAGTGATTGTTGGCGGTCAGCCAGAGGAGGATGTGCTTTACTTCGTAGTATCAGCAACTGGTATCTACTTCGAGTAATCTTTATTAATTAATCACTAAAACATTATGAGTAATGTATATGGTTTAAACCGTGACGCGAGTCCAAATCTCGAGTTGGTAAAAACAGCTCTGGACAAGATCAAGGATGATCAAATGATGAAGGAGGCTCGAGTTGGTAAAGCAACTGCGCTTGACCCTGTTGTGTTCACACAAGCAGGAGCAGACAATGCGGCTGTTGTTACCTCAGTTATCGGAGGAGGTGGATACTTTGAAAAGAGTATCGATGATGCTTCTCCAGCTAAGAACGTAGCACCAAGTTCTCCAAGTCCTAAGACAACTCTTATCGCAGAGTTCAAGAAGAACCTTCCTATTACACGTACATTTATGGCCGATCAGCAGCAGAATGCTGTTTCTCGAGCTGTACGTCAGCAAGTTCAATCTTGGGCTGCGAGCCGGGACCAGAATGCTTTTGCAGTATATGCAAATGGATTCTCAACTCAGCAGACTATTGACAATGTCGTAGTATTCTCAAACTCTCACGAAAATGAGAACGGAGATACTGTAGACAACCTAGAGACAGGTGCTCTAGCAGATTCAACACTTAACTCAACTATTGTTTCTCTACGAAATCAGAAGAACCAGGTTGGTGTAAAGGTTGGATATGAGCCTGACTTCCTTCTAGTACCTAACGTACTTCACAAGGATGCTATGCAGATCACAAAGTCTGTACTTCGATCAGGAACTGGAAACAATGATCTAAACTACTACTCAGAGCTATATCCTGGAATGATTGTGAAATACAATCAGTTCCTAGATGACACTTCAAGTACTGCCTACTTCGTAGGATCAGCAGGACATGGAATCATGCGCTTTGAGCGAGAGGCTTTCTTCACTGATCTAGTAGACTGGAAAACAGATGACAACGATCACTACAAGTACAAGATGCGTGCTCGAGAAGAGGTAGACTCAATTGAGTACTCAGGACTTGTTGGATCAACAGGTGCTTAGTTATTAACGTAATCGCAATCAACCACTATGATTAAACAAATCAAAGAATGGGCAGGAATGATTGCGTTAATAGCAATCATCGCCACATGGATTGTTCCGTCACCTGCAGGAATGTTGGGAGGAACAACAAACTTCGATCTGTTGGATACAACTGATGGATATGCAGTGGATGGAACTACCGTAATCGATGGTTCTGGAAACTTGGATGCTCCTGTTACTTCAAGTACAGGATCATTCACCGGAGACGTAGGTATTGGTACAACCTCACCTTCAGAGCTTCTTCATGTAGAAGACGCTTCAGCAACTTCAACAGCAGCGATCTCTTCAGGAGCAGCTTCTGTAGGAGGCCGATTGATCCTTGAGGATCACGATGGTGCTGGATGTACTGAGACTGTAGCCCTTAATGGAACATTAACGTCTAAAAGCGTTACTTGTCCGGCAGGGATCTAATTGTTCTACTCAGTCCCCTTCTGGGGATTGGGATAGGGCAGGTAGCCCTCTTACTGGTAACATTAAAATATGAATAAACTCTCACTATCAATACTTCTACCACTTTTGATTGTTGCAATACTTGGATATGTATTTGTAATAAAAGGTGATGGACAAAAAGATGTGGCACTACAAGGAGGAAAGTACTCAAGCTCTTGCAATGTCACAACTTCTTCAAATGTAGCAATCGGGGATGACATCTCATCTTCACTTCTTAGTGCAGCTGCAAATCGCGCATGGGCGCAGATCGAAATTCCTGCAAACGCAACTGATGAATTCTACCTATCATTTGATGAAGGAGCCGCTGCAGCTACAGGAAGCGGAGTGCTTATTGCTTCATCAAGTCCATCAATTGCATTTGGGCTTAATACAGATCTTCCATATACCGGAGCGGTAACTGGAATTACCGCAAACGCAACGACAACTGTTCTTATTACTGAATGTCTTTACTAGCCTATGTATACAGTAGGAAACTTAAAAGACGGAGTGGCAGGAATACTCTCGAGTACTAACCTTGATAATGTTACCAATGTCAATGGCGCACTCGAGCGTACTGCTCGAAAACTGCTTACAAAACTAAGTATTCCAGAGGCTACCGCTGTTCAGGCAATTACTCTCTATGATGGTGTATTCGATTACGCTGCACCTACAAATATATTTGGCACAACCTTGCTGGACTTTAGGCCACAAGGTAATTCTCGTAGTCCGATCAACTATCCGTACAAAATTCCTATCACTACATTTGATCGCACCAAGAAAATGCTTGGATCAGGTGTTGGTCTTACGTTTGAGTATGACAAAGGTACTCCGATCCTTCGTGTTTCAAGTGCAGCACCAACAAAGCGCGCGGTACTAGACACCATGGCTGAAGATACAGGGTGGACAGCTGCAGGAAGTGCGAGTGCTCTTACTGAAGATGACACTGTATTCTATGACTCTCCAAAGTCACTACGGTTTACACTTACAGGATCTTCAACTGGAACCCTAACCAAAACACTTACAAATGCTCTTTCTATTGCAAAGTATGAGAATAACGCAGTAGCACTCCTGGCCTTCAGAGCATCAGCTGTTGCAGATCTTACTTCTGCAACACTTCTTATAGGGTCAGATAGCTCAAACTACGATTCAGTAGCAGTAACAGAAGGATTTCTTGGAGCATGGAAGGCGGGAGAGTGGGTACTTGTGGCCTTCGATATGTCAGGAGCAACTTCAACAGGAACTCCAGACTGGACCGCAATTGATTATGTACAACTTCAATTTGCACATACTGCAACAATCCAGAATGTGTATGTTGGGGGACTATGGCTATCGCTTCCAACTCCATACGAATTAATTTATGAGACTGCAGCAATCTTCCTAAATGATGGCGCATTGTCTAAGACAATTACCGATGATGATGACGAGATTGTGCTTAACGATGCTGCATACGTGATTTATGAAAATCTAGCAGCACTAGAAATCGTTATGCAGGATGGAGCAAGTGGAAAAGATCCGAAAGTAAAAGATCTGGAAACGGTATTGTACGGAGGAGGTAGCCAAATGGGTCTTATCCCGGAATACGAATCTTCAAATCCAAGTGCTGAAATACGCACATTAGATAGTTGGTATGATTAGTAACTTTGATTTCAAAAATCTTGTAGGAGGAGATAAAAGGCCTTTTAAAGGTTACTCTTCTGCTATAGACAAGACCATTGCATCCGGAAGGCTGATGGTCCGGGGATCAAAAAATGTATATGTAAAAGATTCAGGTACGATTGCAAACCGCCCTGGACTAAAAAGGCGTGGTGCTGCAGATGCAACAGAAGCAGGGATCAAATCGTCATTCGAGTGGGTGATGTCACTTGGATTCACTCGGCCTTTGCGTGTTGTGAATGGAGAGCTGCAAGTAGAAAGTGACATTGCAGAAAACGGCACATATGTATGGTATACGCTTCTTGACTCTCTTACTCGCACACGATTCAATTTTGCCCCATGGTGGGACAATACTGCGAAAAAAGACCTACTTATTATGTGCGATGGTGCAGATGACTTGCGTACCTGGAGTGGAGCACTAGGAATCTTTGATCAGGGAAACTCAACCTCTAATACTATCGCTCTTACCGCAACAGCGGCTTCTCTTGGATTTAGATCTAGTGGAGGGACAGTGATTATTAATGGTACTGAATATACGTATACAGGAACATCAGCATCCACACTAACGGGTGTTGGTTCTGACCCTACCGGGGAGGCAGATGGATCAGTGGTTATTGATAAGCCAGATATTGTTTCTGACACACCAGCTGCTAATTTTGAAATTGATTTTATTAAGGTTATTAATAACCAACTATATTGTGGTTCAGATAGCTCTCGATTGATTTATATATCTGATGATGCTGACTACACAGACTTCACACCGGCCTCTCCGCGTGTACCTGGAGATGCTGATTTACTTACACTTGATGAAATACCAACCGGTATCGCCTCTAGGCAAGGTAAAGCACATATCTCCACGCTTGATTCGTGGTATGTCGTGTCATTTGATCAAATAACAGTAGGATCTACACTTACTGAGAGGTCAAATGTGCAGAAAATACCAATGGCTGGACTTAAAGGTGCGAAAGCACATGAATTTATTGACAATGTGGGCGATGATATTGTGTATTTGTCTGCAGATCAGCAATTAACGGTATTCGGTACCTTCAGAAACATAAATCAGCCTCAATTCCCTACTTTATCCGAAGGAATTAAAGAAGAATTGGCAAATGAGGATGTAACAGGGGGTCATTTGCGTGCCATTGGTGATTTTGTATACATTACAGCCCCAAACAATGGTCGTGTATGGCTACATGAGACTCGTACACGTGTAAATGCGCTTGGAAACATCACTCAGGAACGAATATGGCACTCACCATTTATCTGGAATATTGCACGAATTGCCCTGATTTCAGGGGTAGAATATGGCCACAGTAATGCAAATCCTCAGCTGTACCAGATGTGGAACACACTACAATGGCACGATGACTCACCTTCTGATGAGGATATTCCATATGACTCAGTACTTGCTCTCGCATACCAGCAGTATGGCAAGAGGGGGGAATATCACACCTTCGATAAGGTGTATTACGAAGGGTATATTGCTGCTGGATCAGACCTGCAAAGCGCAGTGGTGTTTGAGTACCAAGGATCTAATACAGTCCAGCTTGTGACCATTAATAGCATTGACAATCCAACACAGCTCTTCACAGGTGACGTGGGTATCTCACTTGGAGACGCATCACTTGGAGATAATCCGCTTGGGGATAAAACTACTGATGAGGAACTTGAGCAGGAGTTGCTGCCGAAGTTTAGAGCAATAGGAACAATAAACGCTCAGAATGCTTTTGAGTCACAACTTCGAGTTTTCTCAAGTGAAGCAAATAGCCGATGGGAGATCTTAGCAATCGGTCCGAATGTACAAAACACACAGACAAAGCCTGTATTTATCAAAAAGTAATGTATAATTTAATCATATGAAATTTCTCTTCTCTATACTAATCGCTGCTGCTGTAACCCTTGGGGGGATTGGTGCATATCACAATTTTATTGCACCACAAAATGATGGACTTGTCGTGCTTGGAGGATTTAATCCTGCAGCTGGAGGTACATACCGCCTACAAAGCTCTATTGGTACAACAAACACCAGTATTACACTCTCTTCATTTAAAGAGCCTATTTCTGAAACAAACATCACGATGAGCACTCTTGGCTCAGATATTGGATACGGTACGCTTGATCCACAATCTTCAACTCGTAAGGAGTTTATCTCCTTCACTGGTATTACACAAAATGCTAATGGTACTGCGACTCTTACAGGTGTGACTCGAGGTCTTGGATTCCAGTATCCATATGCTGCATCTGCTACATATCGTAAGGCACATCCCGGACAATCTATCTTCATCCTATCTGACTCACCTCAGCTTTTTGATGAGTACACAAAGCGAAGGAGCAACGAGTGGATCACTGGTACATGGGGATTCTCATCAAACGCGACATCTACAAGCAACTGTTCTTCAGCAGAAGAATATTGTCGTAAGGACTATGTAGACAACGTAGTAAACCAAGGTGCTGCTACTTCAACTGAATCAGTATCCGGTATCGTAGAGCTTGCTACTGCAGCAGAGCAAGCAGCAGGTACTGCGAACACTGCAAATCTTGCCTATGCACTTACTGCAGAGCACGCAACCTCAACTCCAGGTGCTAACAACGTAGCTGCAAATCATACAATCATTGCAGACTCAAATGGATTCTTAGGGATTGGATGGATAAGTTCTGCGCTTGAGTACGCATTTGGCTCTCTTACAGCAACAAATGCTACAACAACAAACCTCACTATTTCAGGAACAGTTTCATCTCTTCTAAAGACTGATGCAAGTGGAATTGTAAGTGGTGCTGTAGCAGGTACAGATTACCCTCCTGTCAACCTTACGTTCTCGACAACAACCGATGCTCTGGTTAATAACGGAAGTATTGATACGACTACTTTCCTTATTCCTGCAGGAACTATTCATGCTAGTTCTACAATCCGAACACTATTCTCTATTACAGGAGTAGACGTAGGAGCAGATACTGAATGTAGTTTCGCACTTAAAACAAGTGGAGATGTAACCCTTGGGGGGATTGGACTTGGAACAATGGATGGAACTAATACTTATATAGCTAACGGTGAGTTTATGACATTGTTCAATAGTTCTGTAAGTTCTCAGACCACACTGGGGTACAGTAATTCTGGTAAGAATTCTATAACAAATGCTACTCGTGCAGGAGCATCTTCATTCTCAGAAAATACATCTTCAATAGACTTTAGTAGTGCAGTAACCCTAAAGGGTGTACTTACTTCAGGAGGAGGAGGAGCAAATTGTACGATTAATAATATGATGCTCAAGGTAAACTAATATGCCAACAATGACACCTACAGAAGAGCAGACAAAAGCAGCAGCAGCAGTTGGTGAGGCTTTTGCTGTAGGACCATCTGATGATCTTACACCGCAACAGAAAGCTGCTTTTAAAGGTGTGCAGGAGGCATTTAGTTCTCCCACTGTTATTACAGACGAAACAATTAGGAACGAAGTAAATCCAGAGAATACTGCAAGAGCAAATGCTCTTCCAGAGCCGGGGAAGAAACGCAATCCACAGGGGATTATCGAAGGAATGGCACCTGAAGGATCAAAGCAGTCATCTGCTGGATTCTTCGTGGCTCCAAATGGTGAGTACTACACTGATGCACCTGATGTACAGTACGATTTTAACGATACCTTTGATCAGTTGCAGGAAGCAGGAATTACTGCATCTCCGGTAACTGGCGTGTCAGATGAAGATCGTGAATACAATGGCCTTCTAAATGAGATGCGACTTTCATCAGATCGAGTGACAAAGTCAATTATTTCATCTATTGAAAATAAGTACGCGGTGTTGAGGTCTCAACAGGAGGATATAAATAAAAGACAGCAGCAAGGTGTAGAAAAAGTACTACTTTTGGCAGGTACTTCACGCTATGCACCAATCACTGCAGGATCCATCTCAAGCGCACAGGAGCGCGCAGGGATCATGGAACTTGCTGCACTTGAGGCAGAGGAGCAACAGCTGATTGCTAACGCTAAGAACGCTCAGGAGGCTCAGAACTTTGAACTGCTTGCAAAGCAGCTTGATCGCGTAGATGCAAAGCGTGCAGAGAAAGCAAAGGTACAGGAAGCTCTTGCAAAGACTCTTGCTAAAGAAATTGAAGATGCTAAGGCAAAGCAGATGCAAGCAACACGCGACTTCGCTATTGCCGGACTTGTGGAGCAAGGTATTACTGATCCTGCTGAAATTATGAAGGCTCTTAATGAAGCATCAGTAGCAGGAGGATATGGTCCTAGTGACTTTACCGCAAAGGAGATTAGTGAAACGCTTGAGTATATTGCAAAGGAAAATGGAGCATCAAGTGCTGGAGCACTTACAGGTGATGCTAAGAACTTCTTCACTATCCGAGATAACTACCCTCAGTATCTTCCAGCTGCTGTTGCAGCACTACCAGAGGATCAGCAACTCGCTGCGTACATTAACTATATGGAGAATGGTGGAACAAGTACTCGCTCAGGTGGTGTAGGAACTGGCAGTGGGTCTGGAGGATCACTTGAGTTTAACTGGAATAAAGTGCCAACTGACGCAAATCTATTTACTGTGCAGGTTGGGCCTAAGATTTACGGAGGCCGTATTTCTAATGATGAGAGTGAACGAATTGAAAGTATTGCGAAGCAAGGAATTGCTCAAGGTAAAACATACGCAGAGATTTTTGATACAACATTGGGATATTCCGTGTCTCGAAACCAAGATCTTGCGGACAATCTGCGCAATGTGCTTCTTACGATCACAGATAGTAGCAAGGGGCTTATTGATTTTGATATGCCTGGACTTGCACGACTTATTGAAGATGGTAAGGATGTAAATGCAATCACTCGTGTTGAAAATCTTGTAATGGACAAGGCGCGTGAAGAACAAAGTGATATATATATGAGTGAGGCATCTGTGAGATACGCAGCAGAGAAAACAGACGAGATTCGAGAAAAAATTACTGCAATGGGAGGAGAGGAACCTATTGGAGTTGTCTCAGGAACCATGCAAAACTGGATTCGCCGCTTTAAGGGAAAGAAAGCTGCAGAGATTCGTGCATCATTCACGACACTTGTTGCCGAGATGCGTAACAGACTATCTGGTACTGCGGTTACAGAATCTGAGGCACGATTCCTTGAGCCACTTATTCCAGATCTATCTGATCGACCTGATGTGTTTATGACGAAGCTAGCTCAGCTTGAGTCAGATCCTTTGATGCGCATGAACAATATCCGAGACACATATTTATTGCCTCGACTCGATAAAGAAAGTCTCTTGAATAAAGATCTACGTGTTGGTCTGTACTCTCAAAGTGGAGATCCACTTGGAATATTTAGTAACGAATCTGCTGCTAATGCAAATGATCCATTAGGAATTAATTCACCATAATATGACTCCAGAACAATTTGCTGCAAAAATAAGAGAGAAGTATCCAGGCTCATACGACAGTATGAGTGATATGGATTTGGTGAATAAGATTACTACCAAATATCCTCAATACAAGTCACAGGTGACAATGCCTGTTGTTGTTCCTACTCCTGAGCCTTCTGCTGTGCCTGAGCAGGGTGGAGGATTCTTTGATAAAGCTGGGGAAGTTATGGGGACAAGACCTCAGGATATAGGAGGTAGGTTGGGTGATCTTGGAAATGATTTTGCAGAGGTAGGAGAAAATATTGTTGAAGGTTTTAACAGGCGTACAGATCGAATAGGGGGAAACATTGCAAGGCGTGCTGAAGGTGGAACACAGCCTCTTGAGATGGCCGCAAATGCACTTGATGTAGGAGGTGCGACTCTTGCAACACTTGCTGATTCTATCTTCCAGGCAGGACTTGGAGTCGTAAAAGCAACACTTACTCCAGAGCAGGAGAAGATGATTGGAGGTGCAGTACAGGCAGGAGCAGAAACCCTAGTAGATACAGATGCTGTAAAAAGCATGGTTCAAGGATTCAATGACTTTGCAGAAAAGAATCCTGAAGCTGCATCTAACCTTCAAACAGCCGGGGATTATGCACAGTTCCTGCTAGATGCAATGGGAATAAAAATAGCTCCTGGAGTTTCACGTGCTACTGCAAAAGCTACTGCTGATGCAGCAGGAGCGGTGCTAGAGAAAGCTGCGCCAGCTGTACGAATGGCAGGAGAAGCAACAGATGTTGCGGTTGACACTACTAAGAAAGTTGCCGGACAGGTTGGAGAAGCTGCTGCAGACATTGCTGCTCAGTCGAGAATCGCACGGTTAGAGAAGGCAAAAGAAAAAATAAAAGAAATAACAGGAAAGATTGTACAAGGGAAACCAAAAGATATTGAGCAAGCAAAGCGTGCTCTTACTGATATTGATACAACTGGTGTTAAAACATATGAAGATCTAAACGCACGAATTAAAGATCGTGTTAGTGCAATTTCAGATGAACTTGGAACATATCTTGATGAAGCTGACACCCGGCTTGGTCGGCTGAACCCTGAAGATCTTATTGTGACCACAAAGGTGGGTGAAAAAACAGTTACACAAAATTTTGTTGAAGATGCAATAAACCATCTTTCTGAGTTGTACACAAAAACAAATGATGCTCCAAATGCAGCAAGGATTGAAAATCTCAGTGAACGATTTGCTGCAGGAAATATAAGTAGGAGAGAGCTAAACGATCTAGCTATCGAGTATAACCAAGAATTTGGACAGAAAGCATTTAGTAAAACAAATGGAGATCCTCTTACAAGTATCAACGCACAGGCGTATGAAAATACAAGAAAGGGGGTAAAAAACACTGTACGAGAAACGCTTGATACTGATGTTGCAAGAACACTCGACTCAAAACTCAGTGATCTTATTTCAACACGTAGACTCACTCAAAAACTAGAAGAGCGAGTGAATGCTTTGTATCAAAAGGTTAAGAAGCGTGGGGTGCTGGAAAAAGCAGCAAGAGGACTTGCTGATCTTGTGAATGTATTAACATTCAATACTATTTCAGGATTTCTTGCTCGGATGTTGCCAAGCAATGTTGGTCTTAAAACAATGAATGCTATTGATATTGAAAGTGTACTTTCTAAGAATCTGAAAAAAATCAATAAACTTATAGAGCTTGAAGATGAAGCTGCTTTAATTAAAGGACTTCAGGCGATTATAAGAGAAAATGCTGATGAAACCCTCCCAAAAGCTAACGGAGCTGCAGCTCCTAAAACTGCGGAGGTTGCAACAGAGCTTCGTACACAAATCGATGACATTGTTTCCGGTAAGATATTTGGTGAAACATTAAATGCTGATGGAACTAAATGGACCGGTACCGATGCAGTAGCTACACTACGAAGTCAGAATATTGCAGCTGCTGATGCGACACCTGAGAGGATCGCAGAGTTCCTATCTGAGAAAGCATACATATTTGATAAGTACCCTGACGAAGTGAAGTATGGGGTATTTAAGATGCCGAATGGTCAGGTGTCTCTTGACATAAACGTATCAACTCAAAACAGAGCAGTATCAGAGCGTATTGCAAAACTCAACAACCAGGATTCATATTGGGATGCCGAGATTGGTAAGGCTATAGACACAGGAGGAACTGGAGTACAAAAACTTACAGATACAGAGATCGAGCAGATCCTGGAGTCAGTAAAATTCTTCAACCGGGATAATCCTGCAGTACGCAAACTCGCTAATGATTTTGCACAATCAAAGGGAATGCCGGAGATCGAAAACAATCTCACATTCTATATAGATAAGGAGCAAGGTAAGAAAATTGCTGATGCATTTGAGCGTATGCCGGACAATCCAACTGATCCAAAGGTTGTTAAAGCATACGATGCACTTGCAAAGGAAACCAAGGAGCAGTACGAGTGGTTGGTATCAAAGGGATATAAGATAGAGCCTTGGAAGGGCAAGGGACAACCATATCCAAACAGCGAAGCTGTTGTAAAAGATATTGCTGACAATAAACATCTATATTTCTTCCTCACTGATGAAGGATTTGGAAGTGGTGTAAGTGCCTCACATCCTCTACTAAAAGAGACTGGAATCATCGTAGATGGAGTAAACCTAAAGTATAACGATCTCTTCAGAGGAGTGCATGACATGTTTGGTCACGCAAAGATGGGTAATAATTTTGGAGCACTTGGAGAAGAAAATGCATGGCGCATTCACTCTCAGATGTTCTCTCCAGAGGCTCGCAAGGCAATGACCACTGAGACCAGAGGTCAAAACTCATGGGTAAACTTTGGTCCACAGATGCGCAATGCACAAGGAGAATTGATAAAACCTGGTGAGCCTGGATACCTAAGACCTAAGGATCGAGCGTATGCAGATCAAAAAACAGGCCTATTGCCTGAAGAGTATTATTAAGTTACCATGTACGTAGTATGGCTATAATGAACGGAACAAAAGAAGCTGAGGAATATGCAAAGTTCCTCGCGCGAAGAAGACCCCACAACCCTCTATTCTTAGAGGTGCTAGAGCGTATAGCAAAAGAAGGAAAAGCTCCACAAGGAAAACTTCTCGAGTCTGCGCTTGATACTACAGAAGAAATAATGGAGAGTTACGAACCTCACTTCAGACGATAGTACTATCCAAGGTTTAGTAAAAATGCTCCCATTGCTAATGCATATAGTATCCACATTGGTGGAAATACTATAGCTAGAGCGACTAAACCTGTTATAATAAATAGGATTCCTATGATGTTAAGTATTGCTGTCATGTACACATACTATGCACGTTAGGTAAGAAAGTCAATATGCTACCTCCTAAAAAACCAGTACGATCTCCTATACGTGTACCGCGACAGCAGGGGGTTAATCTTGGTGGTTTAAATGAAGTGGTACGTCTCGTACAGCAACTTAATTTAGTAAAGAAAAACACTGAAATCGCGCTTAACAAAGCCCTTTCAGAGTTAGAGAGAATAGAAAAAATACAGCGTGGACCTCAAGGTCCCAAGGGAGAGAAAGGAGAGCGTGGAGATCCATTTTACAAGCCGATCAAGGGTGTGGATTACTTTGTAAAAGAGGATATTGATTTGATAGTGAACAATGTTCTGAGTCAGATCCCTAAACCAAAAGACGGTGAGACACCGATCCGGGGTGTCGATTATTTTACAGATGAAGATATTAAATACATTGCATCTGAAGTACTTGAGCTTATTCCTACTCCGGAGGATGGAAAGGATGCAGAAGAGCTTGATCCAAAAGATGTTGTTGATCTTATAAAAGATAGGAGGCTGCTAACTATTGAAGATATTCCAGGACTTGCTGATAACCTCCGGGTGCTTGCAAGCCAGATTGGTGAAGCAAAAGGAGGAAGATATCTCAGTGGATCCGGAGTACCGTCATTAACTGCCGGGAGCAACGTAACACTTACTCAAAAATCTGATGGAGGATACACTGTATCAGCAACAAGTGCTGGATTCGCAAAGGAGACTCCGGTTGGAGTTGTTGATGGATCTAATACCACATACACAGTATCGAATGAGCCTTTGTTTGTTCTTATTGATGGACTAATGCGCACTGATGGATATGGGTACACATATACTGCAGGTACTATTGAGGTTGATGCACTTACTCCACCGACCCAATCAATTACAAGTTTCTATAACGCATAATATGAAAAAAATACTTATCTCACTTTTGATCCTTGCAGCACTTCCTTCAAGTGCTCTTGCTATATCTGTACCTTGGGATCGATCAACAGTTGGAGAGATTAATCCTATTTATATTCTTGATACGGTAAAGGGAAACATCTTTACGGCAACCTCAACCACACAGGATTCTACATTCCCTAATTTTACTGCTACAAACGGTACAACTACAAACGCTACAAGTACGAATCTTTTCACAAGTAACCTAACAATAGGATCACTTTCAGGATTCTTGAAGGCAACCGCAGGAGTTGTTGCAACAGCCCTTATAGACCTCACAGCGGACATTACAGGCGTTCTCCCAATCGCTAACGGAGGGACAGGGGTTACTACATTCGGTGGAACAAACACTGTGTTATTTACTACATCAGCAGATACATTGTCATCAGATACAGAGTTTGTTTATGACGGGGCTAATTTAACACTCTCAAATGGTACAGGAACAAGTACAATCGCACACAACCTTAAAGTAGATGGGGACTTTGAAGTAGATGGTGCTGCACGCCTTAATGCGTCTGTGGTGGCTACGGGGCTTACCTCAGCACTCTTACAAGCTGAGGCAGACGGTACAGTTGCAGAATACGCAGGAACTACTTGTACGAACCAATTTGTACGAGCATTGTCAGCACTAGGTATTGCCACTTGTGCAAGCGTAGACCTAACCGCAGACGTAACAGGAACCCTTCCTGTGGGAAACGGGGGAACGGGAAGCACATCATTTACCGCAGGCTCAATTCCCTTTTCTAACGGTTCTATTCTCACACAGGACAACACTAACTTCTTCTGGGATGATGCAAATAATCGTCTAGGTATCGGTACAGTATCACCTAATACACCACTTCACGTACAGTCTTCAACGGGTTCAGTAGGTCGCTTTGAATCAACAGGTGTAAACTCAAATGCGCGATTCTTTTTACAAAATGACGCACAGACATGGTCTTGGGGGAACAACGGAGGAAGTGGAGACCGTCTGCAGTTTAAAGATGAAACAGGAGGTACCACACCATTCTTTATTGAAGCAACCGCACCTGACAATTCGCTTATTGTAGACTCCTCTGGAAACGTAGGTATTGGAGACACTACGCCAAGTACACTTCTTGAGATAAACACGACAAATAAGTTGGGGAGCACCTTTACAGGAACAACAAACGGAGAGGGGGTGCGGGTGACGCAGACAGATTACACTTCTGGGAACTACGTATCTCTCATTGAAGGAGCGTATGATGACTCTAATGCATCTGCAAATGTGCGTATTGCAGCCATGTATGATGGAGGAGGGTCAAATCTTTCTTTTGGAACAAGCAACAGTTACGGTTCAGGTATTACGAATGAAGCACTTTTCATTGATTCTTCAGGAAACGTAGGTATTGGTACTGATGCGCCTGCAGAAAAACTTTCAATTTTGTCTGACGACAATGCTCAAGGAACAAACATATTCGCTGTACGGGCAAACAACCTTGCGCAAGGTATTGCTTTGGGGTGGAATGAGATTCGCAAAATAGGTACTACCGCTAATACCGACCTTATAATAAATGCCAAAGGTTCTGGAGACCTTCTTCTTCAAACAGATGCAACTGGAAACGTAGGTATTGGTACTGCGAGTCCACAACAAAGGTTAGATGTTCGTGATGGAAATGTGCAGGTTGGAGGATTTGGTGGTGGTAGCGATTATGGATTTATTTTCACGCCAGGAGATGCAGGGACATACGGATGGCTTGCAAACCATAAGGATGCAAACGCATTTCAGATTGGAGCAGGAGCCACAATTGGTACAAATCCGTATCTTACTGTTGGGCTTGAGGGAAGTATTGCTGGAAGCGTAGGTATTGGTACTTCAACACCTGCTTCAACTCTCGACATCAACGGAGGAGCTAGAACAGCAACAGGAACTGTTACAGATGGTGCAACTGTAACCATTGACGCTTCTGTTGGTAACAACCACACCGTAACACTTGGAGGAAACCGTACTCTTGCGTTCTCTAACCTTGTAGTGGGACAGAAGATTACTCTTGCAGTAACACAAGACGCTACAGGAAGCCGCACACTTGCCTACCCTGCCGCAGTAACCTTTGGAAGTGCAGGGACACCAACACTTGATACCGCAGCAGGTTCAACTGACATTATCACTTTCTGGGCAGCAACAAGTACTGCCACAATTCACGCCCGTTTCGCCGACTAATATGAAGAAAACTATCGCCACAATCGGAATTGCAGGAACGCTGCTTGTTGGTGGTGTAAGTGCTCCGATTCTACCAGAAGACATGGAGTGGCAATTCGCATATCAAATACCGTATGGAGACCAGTTTATTTCTAATGAGAGTGCCACAACAACACCAGAGGAATCTTCTCTATTTTTTAAAGACAAAGATAAGAACGGAGTTGTTTCTGTTGCAGTATTTAAAAATGCAAGGAATGAATACGTTTATGAACAAATACCTGATGCTCAATATCATAGAATGGGGCTTGTTGATGGTAAAAAAGATAATCCAAAAAGAAACGAGTTTCGCTCTTTTATTTCAGGGAAAGTGGCTAGGGCAGCAATAGCACGTGATGGGTTTACAGATATTCAACAGATTACTGCAACGTCTATTACTTTTTCTCATACAAATGGAGCAATAGATAACACACTCCTTTTGTGTGGTTCAATATCTGATACCACGGTAACTGGAGTAACTTACAATGGTGTTTCAATGACAAGCTCTGGTGTGTCAATGACCGATGATGCTTCACGTATTCATAGGTGGTGGAGACTTGTTGCTCCTGCGACAGGCTCAAATAATGTAGTTATGTCTCTTTCTAGTTCAGCCACCATTCGTGGTACGTGTGCCTCATACACTGGAGTCGACCAAACAACTCCTATTGACGCAAGCGGTAAAGGAGAAGGATTAACAGGGACAACGCCTTCAATCAGCATAACTTCAACCGTTTCAGACACATGGGGCGTTGCTCTCTTTAGAAATACAGACGCAGCGCCAACAGACGGCACACTTGATATTCGTGCAGTATCAAACTCTCTGGGTCTTGCGGACACCAACGCTTCACTAGGTGGAACTGGAAGCGAAACGCTTAGCATGACTGTAACGGGTGGTGATAGTTATTTAACAGGATTACTTATCGCTCCTGCTGCAGTAGCAACCTCTAACGCAGGAGCAGCAGCCATGATTGGTTCAACTTTTTAATTATGTCCCCAGATTTCCCACAACTACCAGACGGAGTTATCACAGCAATCGTAGCTGGTTTCTACGGGGCGTTTGGTAGTGTGGTGCATTATCTGTACGAGATAGTACGTGATGACGCAAAGCAATTTAACCTACCAATTTTCGCAATAAACCTAGTGCTCGGTATCTTTATAGGGCAGGTATTAGGAAGTTTCCTCTCATTAGATTTTGAGTATCGGGATGGAATTATCCTTATATCTGGTTTTTTGGTATATCAGATACTCAACCTAATCGAACTAAAGGGTATGTCATTATTAAGAAAGAAATTGCTAGATAAATAGTATGGTAGAACAATCAGACATAATCATAGACACAATCGGGGCGATATTTATGCTTGGTGCTTTTGCACACGCCCTGACTGCGCTGTGGTATTCACGTAAACAATCACTTACAAAGGGGCGTATATTCTTCCTTTTTGTGTGTATTGTCTCAGCAATCTACATATATCAGACATTTATACAAATGATAACGGGAGAGTTCGCAAATAAGAATGTGTGGGACATACTCAATTTCCTTAGTGCCGTAACTTTAATGATGGCAGTAAGTATGATTGGTAAATTGACGGGATGTGGATACTCAGCACGACACCCCAACGACCGCTTCTCTCACTTCCCATAATATGTCTCATCCATTTCAACCAGCAACAGAAGGAAGCATACAATGTGGTATTTGTGCATACTGTCGTGATAAAATATAAATATGAAACAAATCTTTTACACACTACCTCTTATAGTCCTAGCGTTTGTGTCAGGTATCGCACTAGCAACGCCACAGCATGATGCTCGACTATCAGGAGCACAAGACCAACTACTCGGAGCAGAACGTAAGCTAAAAAAAGAAAAGGTATCAAAGAAAAAGCTACTCTCAGAAAACATATACCTACAGAATCGGCTTGGAGATGAGCTTACTATTGATGTGTCTGTTGGAACGTCAGAGGAATGGCAGGAGGCAGGTATCGCAAAACTAGAGGAGCTTGGAGTTACTACAGAGGAGCTTGTAAAAGCTGGTTCTATTGATAAGGCATTACGAGCAGAAGCTAATAAACGAAAAGAACTATGCAAAATATAGAAATGCACAATCGTGGGCTAATATTGAAACCTCTTGACCCTGAGGACTATATCTTTGGAAGTGAAACACAACTCAAAGGAGAAATCCTACAACCTAATGGGCAATGGATAGATTTTATACCAGAGGCAGAACGACAGTATCGAGATAGCTTTGAAACTAACGGGTGTACTGGATTCGGTACGCTTAACATGTTGGAGATTCTAACACTTAGGAAGTTTGGTCGCGCTCTCAACTTTAGTGATAGGTTCCTCAACAAACTCTCAGGCACAGACCCAAAAAAAGGAAACTACCCTAAGGCACCTGCTGAGACATTGCGAAAGAAGTGGAGTGTGTACGAGCATGAGTGGCCGTTTGATGAGAGTATTAAAACAGTAGAAGATTTCTATGCAGAAGTACCAAAGAGATTACAACTCCTAGCACTAGGTAGAGGTGCAGAGTGGAGCTTCGGGTATGACTTCATAACAAACACAAATGACGTAAACCTAATGAATGCACTTATGTACTCTCCATTGTGTATTTCTGTAGCACTGATGCCAGGAGAGGATGGAATGTACTACAAGCCTGAGGGTTGGCAGGACTCACACTGGACTACCCTTATAGGATATAAAGAGGGCGAATACTGGCTGGTATACGATAGCTATCCATCACACTTTGATGAAAGTACTCATATTAAAAAGGTAAAATGGGACACAAAGTTCCAGGTGGCTATGCGATACACACTTGACCGTCAGATTGTAAATGAGAGTCCTTGGCAAAAGTTTATCAGTTGGCTTGAAAAATATGTTTTTGGAACAAATAATTAAATGGCTTAGCAAAATACTCGGTTGGGAGGAGCAAGTAGAGGAGCCAATGGCACCTCCTAAACCTCCTGTTGTAGAACCCACAGCTAGAGAGATACTGTATAAAGTGTCAGTTGATAGTCTTGGTAAGGAGATGTCTCCACAAGACCTTGCAGATGACGAGGTAGCTTGCGTGGAGAGCCTGGAGGGAGTTATTAAAAAGGCTTTTGGCTTCTATGTGGGAGGTAAAACACCTATCCTTGCAACGTGGATATTCCTAGATGCTCTACGTAAAGATGATAGATTTGAGGAGGTATCAAAAGGACAACCTGGGGACATTATCCTATGTCCTACAGGTTCAGGTAATGGAAGGATTAGAGGACACGTTGGTATCCTTGGGAATCACAACATTATGTCAAACAACTCATATACTTCGTTATGGGATGCTTCGTTTACACATGAAACATGGTATCAACGCTATGAAGTGAGAGGTGATTTAGATACACACATCTTTAGAATTAAGGTATAATACTCATATATGGAAAATAAACGACTAAAAGGGTGGGCTGCAAGTTCAGCATCACCTGAAGAGGTATCAAATAGGATCAAGGGAGTATTACTCGCAGGGTCTGGTGCTATTGTTTGGTTTCTTGTTACTGTTTTCAACCTAGAAATAACTGTTGATAATTTCGTAACACTTGTCCCACTAATAGGAACTCTTGGAGGATCAATATGGGCGGTATGGGGAGCACTTATGGCACTACTGCGCAAGGTTGCAACCATTCGATAAACGCTTATATTAGAACCTCTCTTACTTACCCTCCTGTTTCTTAAACCAGTTGAGGAACCGGAGATTCACATTCAGACCGTATCTATTGAAACTTCAATAGGAAAACCGGCTACCAAACAACCGCTTGCAGTAAAACGGTTAGGTTCAGAATTGGTTGAAGATCCTTATCCTCATGACGTAGACATACACTTATATAGTTTTGCTCGATCTTTAGTAATAGAAAAATGGGGAGAAGAATACTTTGAATACTTTGATTCTATTGTGAATCAGGAGAGTGGGTGGGTAATATATGATGCGCACTATAAAGATGGCAAGTCCTCAGCACATGGGCTAGGTGGATTCCTGGATATGACATGGGAAACTGTGGGGTGTGAGAAAACTGATGATCCATATGTCCAAATCAGGTGTACTACGTTATATATTGAAAAGAGGTATGGCGATCCAGAAGCGGCCTGGAAATTTCATATAGAAAATAATTGGTACTAGGTAAATGGCAACTCCCCTTCCGGGGAGTTTTTACGTGTACTTGGGGTTGGAGATCTAAACAAAAGATTTAACACAAGCGAATTTACATACAGTTATGGTAAGTACACAGGAGTTTGCCTTATTTATAGTAGCATAAAAAATGGTCCCTATTTATTACGTAGGAACCATAGAAGTGCATAAATGATCACAACAATAGCAATGCCTATGCGGCGCATCTGACCTTCCGATCATACCCATAGACATACGTGGGAATGAATCCGCGGCGCACGTAGAGCGTGTAGTCAGTAACGACATTGATAAACTGAGAACCCTCGCTTGCTTTTGCAGCAAGTTCAAAAAGCTCATATTCAGTCATATCCAGATGATCTGCAAGTTTTTTTACAATGGTCATGGCATTCTCCTTTCTGTATTTTATTGTAGCACTAAAAAAAGGAGCAGGGTTTTAATCTGCTCCATGTCAGGGGGTTAGCCTGACGGTTAGAAAAGGATCACCATCCTTTCTGTTTGTCATAAGGTAGCGAAATGCCTTGCGACTCTTATAGTATAGCACGCTACTTCTCTATACTTGTGAGGAAAACCTCTAATTTTGTAAGGAGTTCATTGTGTTTACTTCTCTCCATAAACTCTCTAGCGTTCTTTGCATATTCTACATTCTCTTCAGCCCAATCCCTCACCTCCTGTATGGTGTCTGCTTTTGTTTGTTTGAGGGCTTGTACTATGTCCTCCCTAAGTAAATTGTTATAACCGCGTCTTCCCATTAAATATTGGTCGGTAAACTTCTCCTCTACCAACTTCTCCTCACTACTCTTTTCTGGTGTATTATTCATGGTTATTTTATTTCATTTATGGTATCGAGTGCTTTCTTTGCGAGTGCTACAGCTCCATTCTTTGGGTCGTGTTGTATTTCGCTTCCATCATCGCAAACATATACACCTTTTTCTTTAAGTCGATTTACAACTGTTCGTGTATATATTGGTTCTCCGTTGATACTGATTGAAACTGTGAGCATGGCTATTTCTCTGTGTTAGGTGCTGATAATGCTTTGAAAGCGTCAATACGTTTCTGTATCATTCGCCACAACTTCTTATAATCCTCTCCTGTTGTTGGGTGGATCATATCTGGTAGAGAATCTATATCGTCTAATACCATATATGCCTCCTCTGCACCCTCCCTCTTTGCTTGGGAGAGTAGTGGGTTAATCTCTGTTTTAATAATAAAGTGGCAGCACGCTCTCATTAGTTTCCCGTTATTACTTTCAGGATCAAACTCTCTTGTCTCTTTTCGAGTCTCATATCCATAAAACGGTGCAAGCATTTCGTACACATCATGGAAAATAACCGCTAGTTTTTCTGATGTCATCTCCTCCACCCCTACAGGCTGTGTGTTTGTTTTGTTCATACGCCTTGTATCTTTTTAATCTGTTCTTTCTTGTAATCTATTTGCCTCTGCTTGAATGCCTGCCAACCGCACTCTCTGTGTTTATCGTTGTAGTATTCTCTATCATTTGGTCGGTATGGTGATTTCTCCTCCTCCAACCTCTCAATATCTGCCTCCAGCATACTGATGGTGTGGGATTTGATGAAGTCTAACAAATCTTCATAGTCGTAGGATTGATAATCTATGATTGGGTTGTGCTCATCTTCTGGAAACATTTGCCATTTCTTCAACTCCTCTACACTCTCAAGATATATGTCGTGGGGTGTTCTACATTCCATGTTTGCCATGTCCATTAAGTCCCTCTGATAATACGATAGCTTCTACATAATCATCCAAAGATTGGAAACCAATGCTCCACAAATACACTGGCAATACTAATTTGTAGACTACGTTTTTTACCTTTGAAATAAATGTTTGATTTCCCATACGCTAATCGTTAGTTACTTTTAATAGGCAATAATCAACTACATCTGACAGTCCTTCAAAGCCGTTTCTCCTAAAGAATGATGACATTTGTTTGTGTTTATTGTGGGGCATATTACTTTTCTGTAGTGTTTTCATAGGTTTATATTGTGTTTGTGAGGTAACGCATCACTTCCGTACTCTATGTCCAAACCTTCTGGTTTCACCTCCTCATACAGCTTCTCCCTGATATCTAGGAGTACTTCGAGTTGTAATTGTGCATATTTTGCGATTGCAAGATTGACAGTACTACTTTTCTCTCTTCCTACTGCTTCTATTTCTTCTCGTGTTCTCATACATCTAAAGCCCTACTAATAAGAGAGGATACTTTTTCTTCGATGTCTGGGTAAACGTCACTAGCATATAGTGTAGTTACAATCTCATTGTTATCTTCATCACGTATAATGCAGTGTTTATACTTTGCCCACTCCTCAAACTCTTGCGTGAGTTCTGTGTGCTTTGGGTTTATTGGTGTGAGAATATAGAGTTTCCCATCTAGTTTTATAGAATCTACACCAGGCCTTACACCGTTCCCCATTGTTTCCAACCCCTCGTACTCTTTTCCGTCTATTGTTATTTTCATACTACTTACGTAATCCAGTAATTGCCTCGAACTGATCCTGTGTGATCTTCTTCTGCATCAGATCCATCACGTGATCGGATACATCTTCGCCTGTTTTTGTGTTTATGAATTGCATGTTAATTTTCCTGACCCTCCACAAACGTGACAGGTGATCATGTCCTCTCCATATCCATCAGAAGCACCCGGATCATTGTATGAAACAGGGTACTTGCCTTCGCCATCACAATTTGTGCAATCTTTGTCCATGCATGTAGTATACACCAACCAAGCACGTTAGTGAAGCTACGTGTTGATAACGTCAAAAGCAATCTTTCTTGCGCGCTCTTCTGTAATAGATTTGCGTGATGATCTCTCTTCTTCCTCTATCCAATCCTGTATCAAAATAATAGTAATCACTTTAGGGAATCGCACTGCCACAAATGCAGCACCACCACTTGCTCCCACAATATCAAACGGCTTCTTTCTATATCCAGCATCATCGAGTTTCCACACGAAGCACTGACTATAGGAGATCAGTTTCTCCTTCTGCTCCGGATCCAGATCTGAAAAAGGAAGCGCATTGCGCCCCCTCAAATGTTTTAACTCAACAGCACACCCATGCCTCTCTTTCAAAAAATTGCGCATCCACGCCTCTACTAATGTATGATCTTTTGCTTCGTGTTTAATCATACAGTGCCTCATTAAAATCTTTACCTGACATGATTGTATCGTACCACTTACGATCCACACTTTCTTTATGATCGGTGACTAAGTGTATATAAAGATTTTTCTTCACTGCATCATACCTTTGAATGCGCCCTTTGCCCTGGATATAGTCTAGGCTTTTGTTTGATAGGGAAGCAAAGATCATAACCGGACACGTTTTGAATTCCCACTCACTTGAAACAGATGCTTGCGCCACAATGTATGCACTGTCCACACTCTCCACAGCTTTCTCCACAGCTTTTCGATCCTTTGTCCTTCCATCCATTTTATATACAACCTTGCCCTCTTTCTCCAACATGTCTGCAATCTGATCTACCTGATCGATATAGTTAGTGAAGATGGTCATTTTTGGAAATTCATACGCGCGCTCCAGGATGTAATTTAATTTCTCGCATGCAAAAAATTCAGTATTGCGAGACACCTTCCCGGTATCTGGATTAAAGACATCCTCATATAAAAGACCATTCTCCACCTGATGCTTCTTCAGTCTGAGTGCACTATCATCTGTGAATCTTCCCGGCAATGTCTTTAATACTTCCTTCTGTTGAGCTGTTAAATCAAAACTCTCAGTGATAAAGGACTGCTCAGGGACATCTTTGATGTCCTCCATACGAAGTGATGGTCCTAGAGAAAGGGTAAATCGTGCAAGTGCATCCATTGATTTTTGATCTCGCTTTGGAGCATATACCGGGGACCATGTATTCATTGGAAGTTTAGTATAAAACAGATCTCGAAACCTGGAATGGTCCCAATCTTTACCAAGCAATCTACCGGCAGCCCAAATGCTCATTGGTGTTTTATTTGGAGTAGCGGTGGCAAAGATCACTCGCTTTGGTTTATGCGTGTCGATGTACCATTTTGTTGCCTCATACAATTTCGATGCCTTTGGTATCTTCACTCCTTTGCGCTGCCTTACGTTAGGAGATACACCAAAATGGAAATGACCTTCATCAAAAATTACCGCATCATAGTGTGGCAGAGTTTTATGATCTCTCCGAAACATTTCTTTGCTTATAACAAAAGGCTCTTGCATACCAAGGGTCTTTGCTTCTTCCTGCCACTGTTTTTTTTGTGTGGTTGTTTTTGGTGCCACCACCATTATGCTCCCTTCACAATCACGCACTGTATTTGTACACGTTCGAGTTTTACCGGTACCGGTACCATGCCAGCAACCGGTCCAGGGTGCTGCAGTGTCTTTAAATTCTTGTTGGTGTGGGGCTATCATTATTTATTATCTAAACTCTCTATCTAGCCGAAGCTAGTGGGGAGAAACGATCTAACCGGTGTGCAAGCCTAAACCCTCACATGGTCGATCACCCCTCCTCACCAGCTCCTGCTGGTGTTTTGCCTTACTCCTTCTCTCCTGCTGCAAGTGCTTCAAATTCTTCGTCAGCTCCTGACTTTTCTTCAGATTGATCTCCTTGATTGCGTGAGGCAAAGAACTCTCTCATCTGGTTGATACCATCTTTGATCTCAGCAATCTTTTCAAGATTTTCTTTGATCTCATCAGCATCAAGCTGACGTACTGCCTCGAACTGCATCTGATTCCACTCGATTGATCCTTTCTCTTGTGGCTCAGACGTAAAGCGAGTAAGTACTGCAGGTACATTTGTCTTGCGTGCGTATGATTTGAATGAGTACATTGAACTACCTCGTAGAGACATCTCATGCAGCTCATCATTGTATACGATAT